GACGATGACGATGACGACGAGATCGAGGATGATGAAGACGATGACGAATGGGAGGACGATGATTTCGACGACGACGACGAAGATTGATCGCTGACCATTCACAACGAAACAATATCAGGAGAAGCCATGACACAGGAATCCCCAACACCTACGCCGGAACAACCACCGGCAATTGATCCTTTGCGAGAAGCGCTCGTGTCCGCTCATAAAACAGCGGACGAATTTTTGAAAATGGTTCGGGATGCCGCCGCTGAGGCGACTCATCCCGAATTCAAAAAGCGTTTGTGGGAGCACATCCGCGATGCTGCCTTGGCTGAAGTTGGTCAAGCGCCGAAGCTCGAACAGAAACCGATTTCTCCATTCGACAAGAAGGAACTTGCCGATGTAATCGGTGAGGAGGAAATGCCTCGCGGCCGGTACATGGAAATGACGGTCGCACAGGTCTACGCAGAAGATCGACCGTATCTGCTCGACTTCGCTACCAACCTCGATCCGTGGCAGATTGCAGTGCAACGCTACATTGCAACTCGTGACGCCGAAGTGCAAAAGCCACCGAAGCTTCCGAAACAGGCAAAAGCAAAATCGAAGTCAAAGAAACCAACGACCGAAACCTCATCCGGTGCGTCTGAAGTGACCCCGGCAACATCAGCATGAAAGGTTCGAACATGAAAAGTTTTTTGAGCTTGCTTTTCGTTGTGTGTTTCGCAGCACTCGCAGTTGGGCGTGACGACCCGATTGGCGATCCTGTGACCTTCGCTTTCAACAGTCCAACGCAACCAACGTCTGCGAGAATCAGCGTGGGATCGGAATCGCTGCTATTCAGCGGCTATCTCGATGTGATGGATGATGCGACGGTCGGCGACATTGCAGCCATTTTTCAAGATGGATTCTATGACGATGTTACACTCGACGTTGGTGGTCATTCCATCGTGGTGCCCGATGCTGCATGGGGTAATTTAAGTGGCTACCAAGTCACTGCAATTGAATTCGGAATCAACAGTATGCCGTTGACTTCTGGGTGGGTGTATAATCGCTCGACAGTAACATGGTACGGTTATCAAACCGGCCTCGGTTCTGTATCTCTGCCCGAACCAACTCTCGGTTTGCTCGTATTCATACCGTTGTTTTGTTTGATTCGTAGGAGATAATTTGAAGTTCAGCAGAACGGGTCATTGAAACCGAAAAGAAACGTAACTAAGCTCGCCGGCTGCGGAGTAAAAACTCGGGTGTCCAATCGCGGTGTTTAAGCGGGGTCATTCCCGGTGATTTGCAAATCCCGGCCAGCCGGCGAGCCTTTAACAAGTGAGGTGAGTATGGGTGACGAACAAGTAGCTAGGTTGTTTCACGACACATACGAAAAAATGGCTCCATCGTTTGGTTACGAAACTCGCAGCGACACCAAGGAATTCAATCCCCAATCGCCAAATGGGCAGTTAATGATTGCTGTATGCAAAGTCGTCAGCGACGCCCTCACCGCCGAGAACGCCGAGTTGTGGAAGCGAGTGGAGGCCCTAGAAGGATCACTCAAAAGCATGCGTCGATACTCCGCCGTTCAAGGCAGGCTTGACGACGGTGAAGAATTGGCCGGGTTGGCATATGACGGCAGCATATGGGGTCCATGCGCCGACCCGAAGTACGAAATGTACGAACTGGCGGAAAGCGTAGAGAAATGGCTGCACGAAAAAATCGACACCGCCCTGTCGCAGCGGAAGGTGCGAGCGTACAAAAACTACGTTGAGGGCGGTGCGTTACTGCGTCAAACAATTTACATCGGAGAAAACACACGAACGATTGTTTCAGTGGCTGACGATGGGGTATATACGATGGGCGGGTCGTTCATTTCTTATGCCGATTTGCTGCTAAAATACAAAACGTCCTGCGGTGAGTCCTGCGGCATCTCGGAGGTATCACAATGAGCGACCGGCAAAAACTAATCGGGACTATTATTCGATTGGCACGCCTTTGTGCTGGTTCAGGTTTGCGTCAATTCGCCGAAGACGCCGGTGTCGCGCCATCGCGATTGGCACGAATTCAACAAGGCGATGAAGCATCAACGACTGAATTGAGTTTGATTGTTGGCGAGTTGCAAAAGCTTTTTGATGCTCGTTGCCCTTCACCAGCTGTTGATTATCGCGACAAGATTGTATGGGGTTTTTACGAAGAAAAGAATCCATTGTATGTTCAAGGTCGCGAAGGCGAGCATGAAATCTGTTCGCCTTTAACCGCGGACGAAGCCAACGGTTTGGTATCAAAAATCATTGTGCTCGAAAAACAAAAACAGGTGATGACTGAAACATTGGCTCGGACGCTGGGTTGGAAAGTGTTCCCGTACGCATTGCCTGGGAAAAATGGGGGCGAATGGAAGTGGTGCCCGCCAGGTGCAAAAGTGCATATCAGCACCGCCATGACTCTGCCATCGTTCGATGAGCTTGTTGCAAGCATCCCTTCGCGTTGATTATTTTGAAAGGAATGTATGAGTAGGGCGAAGGTCACAGAACAGTTGCGAAAGCCCAGCACACTTGCTGCTGCTTTGCATAAAGTGAATATGATCCTGTTGGACACCGGACACCGATTTACTGCAACAGCAAAAGGTGATAGGGTTCGCATTCGTAACTCTGACGGCGATAAGATTCATCAAGCACGCAATTTGTTTGATGCACTCAAATGGTTCATCCCAAACGGTTACCGTAATTTGCCGTTTGAAACTTTGTGGTCGAATGTTGCTTACGAATCACAGGGAGCAATCAATATCCCGTGGCCGCACAAGCGATTGCATTCCTGCCGCGTTTATCGTGTGAGCAACAATTGCAAAAAGAAATCATTGTGTGGCAAGTATGTGCAACCGTTGCGTGTTGCGGATATGCGAGGCATTCGGTATTGGTGTTCCGATGGTGCCGGCAAAGAATACAAAATCAGGTCGCGTGATCTGGTGAACGGTCAACCCGATGATTGGGGATTTTGAGGAGAAGTCATGCAAAACTATCTCGATTTGATTCAGGACATTATGCAGAACGGTCGCCGTCGCACCGACCGAACCGGTGTTGGTACTATTTCTGTGTTCGGTCGGCAATTTCGGCATAGCATGAAAGATGGCTTCCCCTTACTCACGACCAAACGCCTACCTTTTCGATGGATCGCCGAGGAGCTACGCTGGTTTTTGTCCGGGTCTACCAATGAAGCAGACCTCCGGAAGGTAGGCGTTGATATTTGGAAGGAATGGGCGACGAAGGAAGAGTGTGCGAGGTTCGGCCGCAAGGAAGGTGATCTCGGGCCGATCTATGGTGCGTTGTGGCGTCAATTTCCAATTGGACCTTTTCCCAACTACGATTTGCCGGGAGCAACGGTATGCTTGATTCGCAATGACGGTCAAGAACAACATCTAATGGGTTGTGATCAAGTGACCGCGGTGATCAGTGACATAATCAATGAGCCTTACTCACGGCGAATGTTGGTATCGGGATGGCATCCATTTTATCAACGTCGGGTGTCACTGCCGCCGTGCCATACCGTATGGCAGATTTATTGCGAGCCCGAAACGAAGGAAATGTCATTGCATCTGTACGCTCGGTCCATCGATGCTTTCCTGGGGCTCCCGTTCAACATCGCGTCTTATGCATTGTTGTTGAGCCTGCTCGCAATAACGACGGACTACACGCCGCGGGATCTGATCATTTCATTCGGTGATTTACACGTGTATCAAAATCACGTCGAGCAAGTGCGAACGCAGATGGAACGCAAGCCGCGTCCGCTTCCGCAATTGGTGATCAACGAACGTTTGCGAAATACGACGTTCGAAGGTATGCTCGGTGCGGACAATCGCATGAGTCCGCCCGCGTGGACAATCAACGATTTGTCATTGCGGTATTACGACCCGCATGACAAAATTGAGGCACCAGTTGCCGTTTGAAAATGTTCCTGTTTTGTTACTTGTAAAAAAGGCCGGGAAATCCCGGCCTTTTTGTTGTCGTGACGTAAAACCATTCAGCGCCGTTTTACGTCAATCTGCGACATTAGAAGGGTACCGTCGTCTTCACACGGACCCATTCTATGTTGCAGCAAATCACAGCCAATCTCGCCGGCCTCGTTCGCCATACGAAGTATCAAGGCCGAGATTATATCGTCGTCCCGACGGTCATTCTGACCGAGGGCGTACATTCCGGCTCGAATGGCCCGTTATTCTACCCGGGCGATGAATTGCAGCGAAACGTCTCCGCGTGGGACGACAAACCGTTGCTCGTCTATCACGCCATGAATCTGAACGGTGAATACTGTTCAGCGGGTGACGATGGCGTAGCCGACCGACAAGCAGTCGGGTTTCTCAAAAACACCCGTTATAAGAACGGGAAATTGTTGTCGAATGCATGGATCGATGTTGCGAAAGCAAACAAAATCGATTCGCGTATCCTGGCGACGATCAATAACAGTGTGATGATGGAAGTCAGCACCGGTCTGTTCACCGAGAATGAAGAAAAACCCGGTGATTTCCGCGGGACCGCGTACAGCGCCATCGCTCGCAATTATCAACCCGATCATCTGGCTTTGCTTCCTGATCAACGCGGTGCGTGTTCTATCGAAGCTGGCTGCGGTCTGCTTCGTCTCAATCATGCCGTACCGCCGGCCACACAAGATCGGTTGAAGCGTGTTATTGACCGAATCGTTCAATCGACCACTCGGAATTCCAATTTGGTTTACGAAGATCGACGCACACAATTGCAGCAAGCATTGCGTGATTCTTTTGGTGATGTGTTCAGCGTCGCTCCGTCACCATATCCAAGCGGTTTTTACGTAATGGATATGGCCGATGATTTCTTCATTTTCGAAGGAAACGGCAAACTGTTCAAACAGCCTTATGTCATCGCAGATGGCAAAGCACAACCGACAGGCAAGCCGATTGAAGTTGTTCGTAGTTCGGCATACGAACCGGTGATCAATGCTAAATGTAAAAAAGGCGAGGATGAACCAACCGACAACGCTCAGCAGCGCCTGTTTCGTGCGTCACTCAAACGTGCGTTGAATGCTTTCTGCCCGACAGGCAAAGGCGGCGGGAAGGATAACAGCTGTTCGCCTACAGGTGCAGATAGTAGCGCCCCTGATGTTGGCGGTGGACATGGTAGTGAATCCAAAAAGAAATCTGACAAACCTGCAAAAGCACCTACATCAAGCAAAATTTCGGTTCAGCAAACTGCCCGTTTGCTTAGGCAGCGTGGTTATATTTTGGGTCAAGGCAAACACGATCTGAAGACTGGAGTCACGTCATATCCTGTCCACAAGGATGGCAAAACAATGACGATGACCACAGATGAGATTCGTAAGATACTCGATAATACTGAGCAGCGTGTGTTTAACAAAGCCATACGTCTCGCTTTGAATTCATCTGCTAGTAACTCGTCTAGCGGTGCATGTGTTTCTACGAGTTAGTCCGAGGCAATACTGCCTCACTTTACCAAGAGAGGTTCAACTATGAATCGCGAACAAGTCATCAACTTGCTCGTTGCCTCGGGTACTTACAACGAGGATGAGCGGGCGATTCTGAACAAGATGGACGACGCCAAATTGCAAACGTTGGCATCGTGCTATGCTGATGACGATGAGCGGACCGAGGATACGGTTCCCGGTCACGAAGCGGGTCGCAAGAAGAAGTCGGTCATGGTTCCCCCGTCGGGCGGCATGAAGAGTGGTATGCCCTTCGCCGCGAATGACGAAGCGGATCAGACCAACAACGAAGGCGAAGGCAAGACACACTCGTGCCCTTGCGCCAATGGTGCCACCTGCCCGTTGACGGCAAACGGTGCCATGACTGTTGAGCAGTACATCAACGCCGCCCCCGTCGAATTCCGCGAAGTGCTCAATTCGTCCTTCCAGAATTTACGGAACGAAAAGGCGGTGGCGATCAAGACGATTTTGGCCAATGCCGAAAACCCGTTCTCGCAACAGGAGTTGGAAAAGTTTCATCTGAACCATCTGAAGCGTCTCGCCAACATGGCGAAGCCGAAGCAAGTTCAGAACGAAGGCATTCCCAACCCGCTGTTCTTCGGTCAATCGGGAGCTCCGATTACCGACAACGCCGCCGGCGACACGGAACCGCTGATCGCTCCGGTGCTGAATTACGGCAAGCGGTAACGTCTCATTCCCGAAACACAGAACCGATTCATAGGAGTTTGAAAAGATGAGTGCAAACACGATTCTTTTGAAAGCCAAGGGACATCGGGAGGAGTACAAGGCCAATGGCGTTATGAAGCCGGGTCACCTCCTTGCCGTCGATTCCAATGGCGAAGTTGCAGTGCACGGTGTGGTCGGTGGTCAAGGCCCCGTCATCGTCGCTGTTGAAGACGCCCTTCGTGGCAACACTGTCACCACCGCATTTGCGGATGATGATCGGGTACCGGTTGTAATCGGTGCCAAGGGTGACATCTTGCAAGTGCGCTTGGCCAATGGGCAAAGCGCTTCTCGCGGTGATTCGCTCGCGAGCGCCGGCGACGGGACGTTGCTGGTCAGCGGTACGCCTTCTTTGGTGCCCGCTGGTCTGCTCTTCCGTTCGGTGGCGGCGTCGACCGCGGTGACCAACACCACGACCGAAACGCTGTTCGATCAGTACTACACGCTGCCGGCGAATGCGTTGCGTGCCGGTGACGTGATGGTGATTCGTGCCCAGGCGATTGCCACGGCCACGAATTCGACCGACACCCTCACCCTTAAGCTGTACATCGGCGGCCTCGCTGGCACGGCGATTGCGAATACGGGTGCCGTGGACGTTGCCAACAATGACGTTGGTGAAATCGTCGCGACACTTGTTTTCCGCACGGTCGGCGCCAGCGGCACGTTTGTGGCCACTGGTTACACGTCGCTGGGTGTTGGCGGTACCGTCACTGCCAAGGCGTTCTTGCTCGCTTCGACTGCTATCGACACGACCGCGTCCAAGGTCATCGGCGTCGGTGCCACTTGGTCGGTTGCCAATGCGGGCAACTCGTGCCGTCTCGACATTCTCGAAGTCGAGCTTACTCGGCGCTACACCAACACGCTCTTCATCGCTGAAGAAACGGTTGATGCGTCGAGTGCTGAAAAGTTCATCCGTGGCCGTGTGGCCTAGGTTTTCATCACCAACATCTACAAACACGAATTGAGGTGATCCCCATGATGGATTATGTATTAAACGGTGTTGGCCATGGAAGCTTGGCCGCACGGCTTATTGCCAACAACTTTGACGTTGGCATGATGCGACCCTTCGTTGGAACGGATGGTCGTTCGTATGTGTCGGTGTTCAACGGCCGGGATGGTCAAGGCAATCCGACGTACCGCAACATCGTGACGAATGACGCCCTTCTCCGCAAGGATGAATGGATTCATTTCGACACGGCTGTGGTCAAGGCCGCGGTCGCTCGCCTGAAGGCGTGGGCCGACCTTGAGCAAGCGAACTCGCTTGTCATCCCGAACGGTTGGGGTAAGACGGTTCTCGAATCGCAAACCCAAAGCAACATCTCGGATGCCATTATGAGCATGGACGGCGTTGTCGAATCCGACAATGACCGGCCTGTTTACGGTCTCCGTGGGTTGCCGCTGCCGATCTTCCACAAAGATTTCCGCATGAGTGCTCGTCAGCTGGCGACCTCTCGGAATAGCAATACTCCGTTGGACACAACCAACGCGAGCCTTGCTGGCACGAAGATTTCGGAAGCGGTCGAGAAGGTGACGGTTGGTACGTTGACTGGTATGTCCTTCGACGGCTATACCGTCTACGGTTACACCAACTGGCCGTCGCGTTTGACCGCGACCATCACCGCCCCGACCACTGGTGGTTGGACGCCGAGCGTGCTGCTCAGCGAAATCCTGTCGATGCGTGATCAATCGATTGCCGCCCATTACTATGGGCCTTGGAAGGCTTACTTCGGCATCGGTTGGACTGCGTACCTCGATGCCGACTACAGTGAACTCAAGGGTGACCTGACCTTGCGTGACCGTCTGCTCAAGCTCGACGGCATCACCGGCGTCGCAACCCTCGATTTCCTGTCCGGTTTCCAAGTGCTGCTGATTCAGATGACGCCGGAAGTGGCTCGTGCCGTCATCGCCATGCGTCCGCAAACCCTGCAATGGGAAGAAAAGGGCGGCATGGAAATCTGCATGAAAGTCATGTGTGTGATGGTGCCGGAACTGCGTGCCGATTACAACGGCAACACCGGTATCGTTCACGGCTCGACGTAGTACACGACTTGCCGGTCGTTTTGCAGAGCGCCGCGGGTTGTACTTCCCCCTCGCAACCCGCGGCGTTTTAACTCGAACTCGATGCATTCAAGGAGAACATTCAAATGCTCAAAGCATATCGACTTATTGGCGGTGACCACCGCGAAGCGGACGGGACGGTATACAACGCGAAGGAAAATCCTATCGTGTGGTCCCATCGCAATCTGATTGAAACATATCCCGGCAAATTTGTGCCGGTTGATAATCCGCCACCGCCGCCGGCGAACCTTGTGCAACCCGCCGCACCGGCCACCACGAAAAAGGCGAAGGCGGCACCGGTCGTCGAAAAGGACGATGATCTCGACGATGAGTTGGATGACACCGACTTCGATGACATTGATGACGATGTGCCGTCCGACGATGACGACGAAGACGGAGATGAATCGGACGACGATGAATCCGATGACGAATCCGACGATGACGACGAAGACGAAAAGCCGGCGAAGAAGTCAAAGTCGAAGACCACGAAAAAGAAAGGAAGCAAAAAGCGAAGCAAGTAAAGGGGTGTAGCAGCGGACGGGAGTATTTAGCTGCGATACTCCCGTCCGTTTGCGGGATGGTTGTAAGTGGAGGATTGGTCGAGTGTTCTTCTGTGAAAACATTGCTGGATTCACCCAAGACGAAAGCAGCAACGGTAACATCGAGTTGCATGAAAAGTTGCTCGCCGCACTTGATGATTATTCACCGTTGTCGGTTCGTGTTCGTTACCGTCGCCACAATGAAAATTGGAAAGCCATCGCCCTGAACTATCACTACATGCGGCGACGCTACTACAACGAACCATTCATCATCCAAGTTAATGCATATTCATACGGCGCCGGTCACGGCTTGACTCGTTTGGCAAAGCAGCTGCAACGATACAACATCAAAGTCAACATCGCTAACATTTGTGATGGTGTTTACTACCATTGGCATCCGTTGGGATGGTGGCGAGCACTTATCGGCAACTCACGCATCAAGCTGCCGAATAACGTTGAAAAATTTCATGCGTTCTACCAACGCAAAAACACACCGCACGGACGTCCCCTCGACTACAACCCGGCAATGACTCAAGCATTGAGTTGGACGGAATTGTTTGTTGAGCATGAATGGATGGACGACGATTTGGAATGGCACAATCATTGCATCGCTGTTGCCAAGGAATATGCGAAGAAGGGCGTTGTCAGCAAACAGCATATCCCGGCAAACGCACCGAAGACCGCGGCGACTGAGATGCGGCAAAATCACTAACATGCAACTGAACACATTATTCCTGGCATTGTGGCTGGCGTCGCAAACCACCGCTCAAAATGTTGTGCGGAAACCGCTGCCTTCGGAACCTGCTCCTGCCACAAAACCCGCGCTCATCATCCCGAAGATCGCCCTTCCGGAACAGGATGCAATACAAGCGAAGCCCATCGCCAAGCCCGCTTTGAAACCAAAGCCGAAAACGCCGACCAAAAAGCTCACAACCAGCGAACAGATCGCCAAGCTTAAAAAAGCGATCAAAAAACTCGAAACCGACATCCACAATACTGAATTGAAACTTGACCGAGCACGAGCCATTCACAACATTCGATGATTCGCACATTATCACTTCTGATTTTTTTGAACCTGTCCGGGTTTTGCCTCGGTCAGGTTCAGTGCGATTTGCCTCCCGAGTGGCGGCATTCGAATTACGCGGGAGGATCATGTGCTCATGCTTCAACTGAAAGTGCGTTGGAGTCAAATGGTGAACACGCCAAAGCTGCGTGGTGGCGGCAGACGTTTGCCCATGGCGAATACGAGAATCGGCATCTGCAACGTTTGAAGAATGCCGGCATTAAGTACATGGCGACATTTGATGGTGACGAGCAGTTACTTATTTGGGCAATGGAAAATCGTCGAATGGTCATCGTGTATTGGCCGACGATGCATGTAACGAATTTGGTAGGACGGGTGTTGGGGAAAGACGGTCAATACTATGCGGTCATCCTCGATAACAATCACACGAAACGCTATGACACTTACTTGTGGAGTGATTGGGTTAAGCGTTGGCGTCGATGCAGCGGCGTTGCATTCGTGATTATGTCCGGCGAAGCAAGACCACCCGTACCAAAACCAATGGGATCGTAGCATGAAAAGTTTTATCTTATCACTGTTGCTGTTTGTGTGCAGTGCACAGCAAACACACGCCACGGTGTTCGGCAATACGCCCGCAACACCGTCGCCGCGTATCTACACGCTTGTATTTTTCCCGGCAAACTATCAAAGCGATCCGGCGTCGGTCGATTTGATTCAAAAACTCGGCAGCGACCCGACGTTAATTGATCTGCGGCATTTGACCAGCGTTGTGACGTTCTCAGTATCCGACCCGGATTTTACTTGTCGGTATGCTAAGAAAATGCCACAGGTCGTCAACAACCATCAAAATGCAGTGATCGTTATCAAAGACGGTCAACCGTTGTACGGTAATGTTGGTTTGACTGGTGATCGATTGTCACAGGAGTTGACTCAATATGCGGTGCTTGAACAAGTCGGTTTACGCGGCGGTCGCTTCCGACCGTTGCGACCGAATTGCCCCAATTGCCCGAACAATCCCAACGGTCCTTGCCCGAATCCCGGTCCTGACCGTCCAAACAAACCAAATACGCCAGACCCTGTCATCGACCTTAGTAATCCGGACAAACCAAACACGCCGGACAATCCTGACAAACCATTGCTTCCATTCTTGCCGAATCAGCCGGTGACGCCGGTGCCGAATCCGACAACGCCGGACACGACAACATCGATACCCACACCACAGCAACCCGCGAATCCTTACATCGACAAGATCAATGAGGAGGTGCATGACCAACTTGAAGAACTCACACAGCAAGTTGAAACAGCGACTGAGCAGCAACAGGCATTGCAACAGCAGATTACGCAAGTACTGAATATGCCTGCTCAAGCCGCTCCGCAAATCGATTTGACGCCGGTAGTGAATGCCATCAACGCGAACAAACCGCAACCGGTGGATTTTGCTCCCGTTATCAATGCAATTCAAGCGAACAAACCAGACTTTACTCAAGTCATGCAATTGTTGCAGGAGATCAAACAGCAAGGCAGCACGCCTATTGTGCTGCCAGCGCCAAAGGTCGCCCAACCGTATGTGTTGGTAACCAGCAACTTTTTGTGTGACGATTGCCCCGGTGTAGTGGCGAAAGCCAAGGAAGTACGGGATAAGAAGGGAATCAATATACGTATCGTCAAGTTAGATGGTGCATTATCAGGTCTTTCACCCGATCAAAAAGCATCTATCAAACTTGACGGTGTCCCTGTCCTTTACGATTTTGGTGCGAGTCGAACCATTGTGGGATCGACCGCGGTTTTGGAGTTCCTTAACTCTCTGTGATATTTACGGAGAAGGAGAATTGTCATGTCAGTCGATTCGAACGGCAATCCCGTATCTTTTGATCCGACGAATGCCATTGTGTTCGGAATTTTGGCCATGCAGGCCCTCGGCTCGATGCGGAGTGATGAAATCGTTGCACGTCAAGGCGTGTGCGACAATCAGCGCTCGGCCCAGCTGTGCACCAACGCCTTCATCGAGGCGGCACACGAGCTCAGCATTCCGGAAGCCATGGCGACGAGCGCTCTGGCGCTCAGCATTGCCGGAACGCAGGCTGCCAGCATGAATCTCGGCAGCATCACCCCGCCGTTGGCCCTGAAGGTTGACGGCAAGGCTGCTTAGTCACTGATACCGATGCACAAGTGATTAAGCAATGAAGGAGAAGAACCATGGTTGATTCCGGAGATGAGCAACTTGAATATCTGGATGACGATGTACAGCCCGTCTCGTCTCCGGGTCAACCTACTTACTATGGTGGTAATGTTGTCGGCAGCTTGCATCCTGTGCAAGCTATGGGTGCAGATGTGCTACAAAGCGCTCTCGCGACCAAGGTGCAAGCCCGGCACATTATCAATCATCATGGTGCCACTCAAATGTTCCTCGCCAATCAAGCCGTAGCACAGAAGTTGGGATTACCGGATAAGGTGCGGGATCAAATCGTTCCGTTTCCTTCGCCGGGCAGAACCACAATCATCAACGATGGAGGTTCACAAGCATTGGCAGCTGTGACCACCAAGTTGATCGAAACTTTGGCACAGATGGCGAGGCCAAATGAGTCATCGGTATCAACTACAATCATACAACCCGAAGCCAGACAATCCGAAAAACTCGATACCCCACAACCTGTAACAAAACCTGACGTGTTGGTAATGAAAATCGCGGACGGTAGTTCCGCATTGCCTTCATTCGTGCCGAGTAAACTTTCGTTTTGGCAACGAATTAAAAACAACAGTGGTTTGATCTCAACACTGTTGTGGGCGATGACGGTCCTCGGTGGTGGTGCTGCCTATTGGCAATCCACAAAAACCGAACCGACCGCGGTTGTTCAGCCCAATGACGTACAGGGCAACGTGAAAGTAACAGTCGAATGACTCAAGCAGCCGAAAACCCGTTCATCACCATGTTGTCGCAAATTGCCGGCGATCAGATGGTGCAAATGGATGAGGAGCGAAAGCAATTCCACGAACGTTTGATGGCCGGACAAGCACAAGTGATGGGCAGTGAAAATCGTGTAATCGACAGACTTACCCGTCGCCGCCCGGTCGCTGGACCACAATATCCACCGGAGGTCAAAGCAATCGCGGATATGCTGGTTGCGTTTCCCACGATTGTTCCGACGGTGAAAGCGGTGATTATGAAGTTCACCGCAGAAACGGAGAAGACGGTCAAACGAATCGAAGGTGAGTATATGAACGATCCGACGATTCAGGAGATCATCAAAAAACAACAGGAGCAGGAAGCAGCAAGACAAGCGGCACAACAGCAAGGAGGTTGACATGACGACTTTCTTGCTGCAATCGCCCGACACGAATGCCATTATTCGTGCCGCGGCAGAACGAATGATCGATTCACTCCGCCGAGCGGAGATAAAACTAAATAGGCAGGTGTCGAATGTGCAAATCGAATTTCCAATTGAAGGAGAAACGTTCGCACTGACACTATCCCGAATTACCTCCTCCGAGGAGGAAAAGCAGGCATCGGGTGGTGTGCAGTCGGGCGGTCCTTCAATTGCTTCTCCGGGGACCGTCCCGGCTGCCACTAATCTCGAACCGACAACGACAGTGACGCGACAACTGAGGACGACTAAACGAGTACCGAAATGAAACTGCATGGATTACAAATCGGCATCAATGATTTCCCGGGGTCGGACAGCGATCTATCGGGATGTGTCAATGATGCTCGGGACATTTCTCGTTTGCTTTCGCCGAACAAGTCAAATGTAGGCGATGCTCTCGACAAGGTTCCGTTTTTTCACAATGCGGCTTCCAACGTTACGTTGCTCGACAGTCAAGCGAAACTGAAAAAAGCCATCGAAGCGGTCGGCACGGTGCTGTCCAAACTTAACGATGGCGATATGGCGTTCCTGTGGTTTTCACAACACGGGACATTCACGGATGACACCGAACGGCATGAAGCATTGGTATTCAACGACTTCGGGTTGTGGACGGACACGAAAATTGCACGTTTGTTGTCCGTCCGCAATCCAAAATCATTTGTAGTGATCGGCACTGATGCGTGTCACACCGGCACGAAGTCACGTAGCGTTGCCAAACATTCTCGATTCCTTCCCACTTTCAAATTTCCTGTAAGCGAACGTCCGCAACAACTGAACATTCCGCGAGCGGTACAACGTTTGTTGCCAGCAAAATCGCTCGATAACGTGATTCACTTCGCGGGCTGTCAAGCCGCAGAAGTGTGCTATGACACAAGCTTCAACAATCGTCCCAATGGTGCGTTTACGTACTACTTGCTACGAGCGTTGATGACTCTAACACCTGGTGCGACGTTCGGAGATTGGTTCCAAGCTGTATGCAAGGTACTGCCGACAAAAGAGTATCCGCAGTCGCCTTGCGTCAATGCAAAGCCAAACATGTTGGCAATGCGAATTCCTCTCAAGAAAGGGTAACACAATGAACACGCTCGCCTTTTTATTTCTTATGCTGCCGCTTATCGGCTTGACGTTTGTCCAACGCCAGCGAGGATTCCTCGGACCGGCGACCGGGATCAAAACGTTTTTCGGTGGTCGTTTAATCCCCGATACTGTTGTTGATTGTGCAGTTGACGCCGCAGCGATTTCAATTGGCGATGCTGTTTATCTCAGTGCAGGCAAAGTTCTTCCCGCGTCGTCTCAAGCTGATGGTGGTACGCTAGCGGCGAATCAGGAGACATTCCATGATGTGTTTGTCGGATTTGCACTGGAGAACGCAACGGCAAACCAATCTGCATTGATTGCTGTCGCGACCTCCGGTGTAATGGAGATGGATTGTGCTTCCGCCACGTTTGAGATTGGTGATCGTATTGGTATGTCCGAAAATACTGCCGGCAATGCACTACTCAAGACGACGGGCATTGCCGTCGCGACCGATAATCTCTCTGTCGGTCGGTGCTGCGAACGCAAAGCAACAGCGGCAACGCGAGTGAAGGTTTACTTCACCAGCACCGTCATGTTCGGTGGTCCGCAGACCATGATGTAAGAGTAGCTCCTGGGTTGCCACCCGATGCAACCTTTCACAGGAGTTACCACTATGAACAATGGCGACGGATTTGTAATCGATGGATTGACGCTGGTATTGATTGTGCTGGGTATTGGCGTTTTGCTCCTCCTGATAGTGATTATTCGGCTGCTTTCCAATCGAAAATCACTGCGGGAGGAGATCGTCACGCTTGCGAGTCGAATCAAGGATTCGCAAACCGAACTAACACAAACAATCACCAATTTCACCATCGAGTTTCGTGCTGAGTTGCGAGCCCATGACCAACGCATCCAACCGTTAGAGCATGTTTATCGACGGTGGGGCGGCGGACATCTGGTTGATCGAGATATCAAACAGTTGCAAGTGAAGGAAGCTGAGCACGAAGATTGCATTCGATCCATTCGCAAGGTAATGCATGACATTCGCGACAGCATGCAGAAAATCTCACTGGATGTTGCTTCGAGTGTCGGTGAAGTAAAAGAAGCTACTGCTGACTTAAAAGCCCGTGTGGAGACATGGGAAACGTGTTTGAAGGAAAAAAAACCTGAGTGATGCCATGAGAAAATTTGCAACTTTCATTGCGTTAGTTAGCAGTATTATTCTGTTCATGGGGGCAGGGTTGACCGTTCGGATTAACCCTGCCTCCGTGGCAATCTCGACCACGCAGATATCATCGTATGATGCCGAGGGCGATATTGGGTTGATCGCTGGCGATGCAACAGATGCTGTCGCGACGGCGAATACCGCCAAATTAAACTCGGCATTAAGTGCGGGATGGGCTGGTGGTTCGTTTACTTTTGTGAACAAGACGATAGGGAGCGTTCTCAAACCGATTGAATTTAGTGGCAAGACGTTTTACTTCAAAGGAACTATCATCACGAGTGACCGTATCGGAACTGTGCTGCGAGGCACGGGGGCGAGTGGTTACATCATGGGCTCCGATCAATTCACAGGAGCCGGCACGTTCGGTGGAGTGAAAACCAGATTTGTTCGTACGGACGGACAGAATGGTCCAGTAATTCGATTGCACGGTACCGCCTGCACATTGGAGAACATTGATTTTTATGGGCGGCCTTATTCGGCAAATGACGGTAGTGGCACAAAAGCAGTAGCATGCATTCAAGTCGAAGGTGGTGGCGTCGCCGATTCACATTATCGCGGCGTGCATACGATCATTGGTTGTGGTGTGCATGAAGCGACTTATGGGATTCAAGTTCTTGATGGATATTATGACGCCAGCAACGTCTATCACACTGACGAAAATCATGCTGACTTGGGATTTGTTAGTTACCTGCAATCATTCAATTGTGGATCGGTATTTCGCAGCGAAAATAAGCAAGCATTAGGATGGCAATTCGAGCATATCGGTGCCAATGGTGGTCCGGGTAGCGGCAGCCCAACCGAAGTCATCGTCTTTGACATGGTCAAAGGCGGTATGCTATCGTGCCACGGTTTGTCTTGCAATCATCCGAAGATCGTTTTAATCAGCGTGCAAGACAATGACTTCGCATCTGAGTATGAATATGGAACACAGACGTTTGAGATCAGCGGTTTGTCATGGGACGCCTACCCGCATCCAGCGTATAACTCTAGCAATACATTCTTTACCATTTTTCGATACGCTGGTTACTTTTACGGTAATCTAAATTTCCCACAAAAACATCTGGTACGAGTCAGCGGCGGATTTGGTGAGTTCAATCCTGCTTATTATGACACCAGCAAATTGATTGATCTGGGCGGCACCGCAGAACCTGGTTTAGTTATTGGGTTGGAATGCTACACCAACATTCTCAACTTACCGGTTACTAATTTTGCTCGTTCTGGTGCGGGGCCATGGTACCGTTGGCAGGGTTCGTATTCTGGATGGGAGCGAGTTGTTAGTGGTGCGTTCACTGTCCGCGAGCAATATCACACATTGCAAACGGAAGGCGACGCTGCGACTGATGACCTGGATACGATCAATGGCGGCGGCCCCGGCAGTATTTTGGTTTTGAAAGCGTATGACACAACGCACACGATAGTGGTGAAGAACGGCACGGGGAATATCAAACTAGCCGGCAGTGATTTTTCACTTGATAACACACTTGACGTTTTGGTGCTGGTGTTTGACGGTACTAATTGGGATGAAATATCTCGTGCAGACAATGGGGCGTAAGATGGGCAACCTCAAAATTTTTGCTGCTTGGTTATTACTAATGTCGACTGCTCGTGCCGACATTAGTAGTAATCTAATTCATCGATTCACATGCGATGCAGGCAGTGGTACGTCATTGGCTGATACTGGTAGTGCAAACAAAACTGGTACTTTTGCCGGTAGTGCAACATGGGTGACTCCTGGCAAACTCGGTGCTGCTAATTTAAGCTTCCCGGGATTTGTTACCGGTTCATACGGTGGAGTTTCCGGTGCGGCGCCATCTGGCATTCAAGCGAAAACAACAGTCACTGTTTCATTTTGGGTGAAAGTAACTCACATCGGTGATTATAACGTTGGCGTATGGGCGTCAGCGTTATGGGAGGGCGACTACAATTACCGCTTTGAAATTTGTGGTGGTCAAACAAGTAATCCTCGCGATGTTCATCTTGCTATTTGCAATGGTGCAGCCAGTTATGTTTATGTTGCCAATGCTTTGCCGTCGACTAATGTTTGGCATCATGTTTGTGTGACGTATGACGGCGGGCAAGCAACCGATGCGGCAAAAGTAAAGCTGTATGTCAACGGATCTGCTGTAACAGTTGGTTCATGGAATGCCGCTGTCCCATCATCTTTGCCCAACAATACGTTATACGGTTGGCAGTTTGGTCGGCGTATTGATGCCACCGGCCCGAGCAAACATGATATGGATGAAATTCGCGTCTATGACCGAGCATTGTCAGCAAGCGACGTGTCGCAGTTGTATAGTTATACGATGGCCACACGAAGTTATCGTCCATCAATTCGAAACAACCCAAGCAAAGTATTGGAATACTAAGGAAGTAAGTATCATGTTCAAACGGTTCATTACGTGTGTTGCGGTGATGCTGTTTTGCAGTTCCTTGCAAGCGTATCAGATTAAACAATCGACAACAGCACAACCGTTAGTTTTCTTTATGGTCGATAGTGCTGACCATGTTTCTGGGAAAACAGGGTTGACGCTGACAGTCACGCTTAGCAAAGCCGGCGGCTCATTTGCGTCGGCCGCGGGTAGTGTTACTGAAATTGCAAATGGTTGGTATAAAGTTGCGGGTAACGCAACAGATTCCAATACACTCGGACCGTTGCTATTGCACGCAACAGGCACGGGTGCTGATCCTACAGATGTGGCTTACGAGATTGTTGCTTTTGATCCACAGGATTCAGTACGTGCTGGGTTGACTGCATTGCCGAATGCTGCGGCGAACGCGACAGGCGGCGTGCCGGTGCTCGACGCCAACGGTAACGTTCAAGCTGACATTGAGGCAATCGATGATGACACGACCGCACCGCAAAATATGGAATCATTTTACGACGGCACCGGGTACGGGCCGATGGTCGCTCGCACTACGATTGCTTCGATTGTTTCACAAACTGTTGTTACGTTGACTGGTGTAACAGGAGGTAACGCCAATACGTATGTCGGTTCGCTGGTGTGCATTCGCAATCATTCCAATCCGCTGGAAGTGAAGTATGCCGAAATCACCGCGTACAACAGCAGCAACGATCAATTCACTATTAAAGTGCTAGGTGGTGCGACATATACAATTGCCACAAGCAACTACGTTGATATTCTACCACCACAGACGCTTGGTGCGTTAGCTCTTACCTCAGGCAAAATTGATACTGACGCAATTGGTTCGGCACAAGTTGCATCGACTGCCGTTACTGAGATTGCAGGCGGATCAGCCGATGCTGTGTGGGATGAAGATCGTGGTTCGCATATAGCCGCCGGAACGTTCGGACAAGGTGTGGCCAGTGTGCAAGGTAATTTGACGGGGTCGGTCGCTTCGGTTACTGACAAGACTGGTTTTCGTTTGTCGGCACAAGGCGTCGATGATATTTGGGATGAAGCACAGTCAGGACATTCGACTGCCGGCACGTTCGGCAAATACTTAGATATTGCGTCTTCAACGATTTCCACAGCTGGTTTGACTAATGCGTCTATTGCTGATGCCGTATGGGATGAGTTGGTTGCGGATCATGCGACTACTGGCACTTTCGGCGCCGGCGTGAAATTGGCCAGCGGGTCAATCACGTCGTCTACAATCGCCTCGGGGGCAATCACATCGACCGGGATTGCGGCAAACGCAATCACCAGTACGCAAATTGCCAATAGTGCATTCGCGGCAACGAAATTTGCAAATGACTATTGGGTAAAAATGCAGGCGAATTCTGGTGTGCTGTGCACTACGACCGTTTCAGGTGTGAGTGCACAAACATTGCTTGATGTTTCGGGCCTTGGTACTGAAGATGTTAGTTACTTAGTTGGTTCGGTTGCGGCGATTTACGATTCGTCGTCAGGTGATTCGGCGCCATCGTTGCGGACCGTTGCGTCTTATGAAGGTAGCACAGGTCAATTGATCCTTGATTCGGCTCCTGATTTTACTGTTGCCACGGGCGACATTATTCGGTTCTATCCGTCAAGTGAATATGTGCGACGAATGGGAGCCAAGCTACCGAGCAAAAACTATTTGGCGGGCACGAGCAATTCTGACGGCGATGTTCAATTAGATGAAGCAACGGGAGCGTTGCCCGCGAACTCGATCACCGCTTCATCGATTGCTACGGATGCAATCGGAGCATCCGAAATTGCAGCAGATGCCATTGACGCTTCGGAGATTGCGGCAGACGCCATCGGTGCGTCTGAGGTTGCCGCGAATGCCATTACGTCGAGTGAGTTGGCTGATAACGCAATCACGGCCAATAAGCTTGCAACTGATGCCATTACGGCAAGCAAGATCGCAGCCGATGCGATTGGATCGAGTGAAATCGCAGCTGACGCTATCGGCTCAAGTGAAATCGCCACTGATGCCATTGGAGCATCCGAAATCGCTGCAAGTGCAATTGGTTCGAGTGAACTTGCATCCAATGCAATTACGCCTGCCAAAATGTCTCGTGATGCCATACTAACAATGTCCTCGATGGGCAGCACGGCTATTGTTTCAGTCGCCGGTAATGTATATAGCGTTGGAAATGATTTCATCAATGCTGCTTCAGGCAATGATAGTGTAAAAGGCATGCTCGCAGTAGCTTATGATTTGAACGACCTTCAAGGCGTTGAAGTGCGTCAAATCACCGGTAATGACGACACCTCGATTACTGTCAATTCGGCTTTTAGTGCTCAGATCGATAGTGGTGACACGATTTACGTGATGCCCGGTTCGGTCACTGAAGCTCAAATTTTGGCGAAGCTTCCGAGTAAGTCTTACCTCGCTGGCACGAACAACTCGGACGGTGATATCCAGTTGAACGAAGCTACGGGATCTTTGGCTTCGGGTGCGATTACTTCGACTTCATTTGCCTCGGGTGCAATTGATGCCTCGGCAATCGCGTCTAATGCAATCACCAATGCTAAGATTGCTGATAACGCGATCTCGGCGGCGAAAATTGCGTCGAATGCAATCACAAGCACACAGATTGCAGCGAACGCGATTACATCATCTCAAATCGCGTCAAACGCGATTACATCGTCTCAAATCGCTAATGGTGCAATTGCCAATGCGAAGTTTGCCTCGGGTGCGATTTCGTCTAGCACATTCGCTTCGGGTGCGATTACTTCGACCGCAATCGCCACTGATGCAATCGGTGCGTCACAAATCGCCGCCGATGCGATTGGATCGAGTGAAATCGCTGCCGATGCAATCGGGGCATCCGAAATTGCAGCAGACGCCATCGGAGCATCGGAGATCGCTGCCGATGCAATCGGTGCGTCAGAAATCGCTGCCGATGCAATTGGTTCCAGCGAAATCGCTGCAAGTGCAATCGGATCAAGTGAATTGGCGACTGGGTGTTTGACAAGTGACGAAGTGTCTTCAACATTCTTGCAATCGTATTTCCTAGTCAATTCTGGTTCGACTTATGCGGCCAGCGTTGCTGGGTCGGTTGTAAAAGAAACGGGCACTGCATCATCTGTTGCATTGACTGGTGCTACATTTGAATTCACTACTGATTCGGTCAACCAAATTGCCGCTGGTGTGTGGGATCTCGCAACTTCTGGTCATACAGGAGCCGGTTCGTTCGGCGCTCAAGCGAAAACACAACTTGATGCCATTCTTGATGACACGGGAACGAGTGGTGTGGTGTTAGCGAACAGTGCTATCTCGTCGGGCAAGTTTGCCTCGGGTGCGATTACTGCAAGTACATTTGCCTCGGGTGCAATTGATGCTGCCGCAATCGCAACAGATGCAATCGGTGCAAATGAAATTGCCGCCGACGCAATCGGTGCTTCCGAAATTGCTGCCGGTGGTGCGTCTGAAATTGGTGTGGCGACTTGGGACACCGCAACTTCAGGTCATGTTTCGTCTGGTACGTTTGGTGCTCAGGCGAAAACGGTGCTTGATACAGCGGCGAGCAACATCAGTACGCTCAATACTGATTGGACCGATGGCGGTCGCCTCGATGTGATTTTGGATGCTCGGGCGTCACAATCGTCCGTGAGCACCGCGAGCTCAAACGTGTCTTCGATCCTCACCACAACGAATAAGCTCGATACCGCGTTGGAACAAGACGGGCTTGTGTATCGTTTGACAACCAACGCATTGGAGCAGGCCCCGTCGGTCTCTGCGGGGACAATCGCGGACGCGGTGTGGGACGAAGCACAATCGGGTCACACAACCAGTGGCACATTCGGTAAATACCTCGATGCTCAGATGACGACAGGAGTCCTGGGCGGTACAGGTTCAATTGCCGATGCTGTGTGGGATGAAGCGCTATCTGGTCATACGACCACTGGCACGTTTGGCGCCGGTGTGAAATTGCAGGATGGCTCGATTGTGGCTGCCACAATTGGTTCGAATGCAATTACTTCGGCAAAGATCGCCACAGATGCAATTGGTGCATCCCAAATTGCGGCTAATGCGATTACGTCTGCTGAACTTGCTGATGGCGCTATCACTGCGAACAAATTGGCATCTGACACGATCACCGCGGCGAAGATTGCGGATGACGCGATTGACGCCAGTGAAATCGCAGCCGACTCCATTGGGGCGTCGGAAATCGCTGCTAACGCAATCACAACGAGTGAATTTGCGGATGGCACGATCACTGCCAATAAGATTGCCTCAAATGCGATTACGTCTGCCAAGATTGCAACCGACGCAATCACCGCCGCCCAAATTGCATCAGGTGCAATCGGTACGACCGAAATCTCATCATCGATCCTCGGTGCGAGCTTCAATAGTGCAACCGATTCATTGGAAGCATTGCGAGATCGGATGGATGTGAGTCCGGCGGTCGGTACAGCTGGTGGCGGTACGCTGTCCGCAAAGATTGCTGATTCGACGTTGAGCCCGAAGAAGCGACTTGAGATCGTTGGCGGTGAGCAGAAGACAATCACGCTCATCACCGAAGCCAACGGTCGTTTCAATTCGGCAACGCCGACTGATATTACGATCAAGGTCAAAGACGCCGCCGGAACAACGATCACCAAATCCAATGCCTCAGTCACCCGCGTGACCGAGGAGGCGGATATTCAAGTTGATCGAATCACGTTGACTCCTTCCGAAACAACCAGTCTGCGTGCTGGGTATGTTACGGTTGAAATCAATGTCGATGGTCAAAAGGCAATCTTGACTACTTCGCTGTTCATCATCGCAGGATTGTAACATGCCACGAACCGACAGTGATCAAATTGCGGCGATCTGCGAGGTCGATTCATCGATCTCGCTAACGCCGTTTATAACGGTCGCCAATGAATTGGTGACAGAGGTTTGCGGCGAGGTCGGTTACACGGATGACCGACTCACCCAAATCGAAACATGGCTCGCCGCACATTTTTACTGCGTTCGGGATCCTCGGGCGATGAGTGAAAGTGTCAGCGGCGTGTCTGAAAGCAAACAAATGTTTACCGGTCCCAATTTGCAAGCAACGATGTACGGTCAAACCGCTATGGCATTGGATACCAACGGCGGTTTGAGTCGTCTCAGCGGCAACATCCAAAAAGGGAAAGGAAAGCAACCTTGCACGATCAAAACCCTGATGAAGGATGATGATCGTGCTTATTACGGTGTTTGATCGGAGGTCGTCATGTCACTAATTGAACGCATGCTACAGTATGACACGTGCGTCTACTGGGCACCGACGACCAAAGATCGAACGGGCAATCAGTTATTCGCCAACCCTGTAGAACTGCAATGCCGTTGGGAAGATCGCACGATTGTCCGTCGCACAGCAGGCAATGAAGATGTGGTGTACAACGGTAAGGTGTTTGTTGGTCAAGATATTGAAGTGGACGGCATGTTGTGGCATGGAGCGCTGAATGATGTGCCGGTTGATGATTCGCCAAACGTGCCACCTCCGGATGCCAAATTGATCAAAGAGTTCGATAAGGTCGGCAAAATCCGTAATAACAAATTCGTGCGTACCGTTTACGTGTAAGGATTTCCCATGTTCAGCGTTGCAACATTGCCGATTCAGAATGGTGTGAGCACGGTCGGATACACCATCTATGGTAGTGATTTAGTTGAAGTCTCCGCACGGAGTACGGCAAATGTTGTGCGGTTGTTTGAAGGCAGTGGTTCGGCAGAGTATGCCGTGCCTATTACCATGCCCGAGGGTGAAACCGAACTCCTTGTGATTTGGGACGACGGTAGCGGAAACACCGCCCATGATCGAATTACATTGCACACCAACGAAGTGACTATCGAGATCCCACGATGAGCACATTGCGAATTACATGGCAAGCGGATCACGATCCCACATCGGTCGTGCTCGCTTCGCCTGATGGCACGTTTGGCGTGCGGCGAGTGGATAATCATGTCGCCGTTGTCGAGAACGGTACGCCGTTAACCAATGCCAGCGGTGTGTACTCGTATTCATTCGATGAAGTGTCAGGAGCAAACGAGTACGAAGCATACATCAAAATTACTGATCGAGGAAACACCTACTACATTCATCGCTTTATCAAATCACGATTGGGAGTCAATCCGTCACTCGATTCAATTGACAATGCAGCAGATGTCGTGCTCAGCATATTGATTGAGCTCGGACTAGCGAGTGATTACGCATTGTATGATCCGAAAGACAAAAGCAGCGTACGTAATTGGCCTGGCGTCGTCGGCGGCATGCAATCCGATCCCGATGAAATGATGGCGTTATACGACTCAGGCGGTGTAATCGATGGCATTGTGCAAATGGGCGAAGGACCGGCAATCATCGAACATTGTGATGTGCAAATTCGTTGCCGTGGGAAGCGTGGCGCTTACACCGCGACCAAACGTGTTGCTAGAAGAATCAAGGATACGCTGATCCGAACTAAAAACTATGATGTTTCGGTATCGAGCGAAAGCCAAAACGAACCACCCGAGATGTATCGTCTAAGCGCATCAACTCCTCTTGGCAAGGAGCTTTATATGGGCTTGGACGATAGAGGCCGTCCTTCGTTTGCTGTAAACGTGCGGACGAGCATCAAACGTTTACGCACCTAGGAGAAGATGAAAGGGACCCTGCGATATGTCGCACCAACGACTTGATGATGGACATTCGACGAAGATCATGTTCAGCAAAAAGTACACGGATGTTACTCGCACCACGACTGAAGCCATCACGTATGTTGACGGCGATCCGTCACCGTTGTTGTTCTACGAACGGGAAGTGACACCGCCCGGTTTCAACGGCGGCGGCCCGAACGACGTGACCAACATGTGGAACAAAATTGTACGAACGTTCTCGCCGAAAAAGCTGATCACCGTTACCGGTGCTTCGGCGCTCGTCGCGTACGATCCGAAGTGCACAACTGAAGACATCATTTGCCTGTTGAACCTGAACCAGGAAATCACGTTCAAGTTTGCCGATGGATCGACGTATGTTGTGTGGGGCTGGTTGAACATTTTCAATCCCGGCCCGGCTCGTGAAGGTTCGCCGCCGGAAGCGACCATCGAGATCGAACCGTCGAATCACAACGACAGCCTTGAGGAGGTGCTCCCGGTTTACGCCGAAGCAGCATAACATGCATCATGGAAAACTTTGTCGCCGTCCAATTCGGCGTTGCGGAGCACATTCAAAAACTACAAAGGTACCGGGAGGCCGGCGAAGTTGCTGCGGAGAACGCGGTCATCGAAGCTGCCGACCTGGTGCTTGAGCTCAGTTTGGAATTGTGCCCGATTGACACCGGTCATTTGCGTAGTACAGGCCAAGTAATCATCGATGGTGATGGATATGCAACTGTTGCCACCGTTGGTTACTCGGCCGACTATGCGATTTACGTCCACGAAAACCTCGAAGCCCATCATAAGCCTCCGACCCAAGCGAAATTTTTGTCGGATGTTTATCGACGTTTTCGCGGCGACATAACTCGAACAATCAAAAAGGCGGTGCAAAATGCGATAGAAAAAGCAAAACGGAAGATGCGTCAAATTCGATCAAAATCACGTTATCGAAAATAAGGAATTCACCCGATGTCTGATGAAACCCAAGAAGCAGTGAAGCCCAAAACATACAGCGGTGTTTGCAAAGAGCAGCCGGTGTATATCACCGATAAGGATGGTGTCACAAATAAATACATCCAACGGCAATTGACCGGAGCGCTCCGTGACGCTCAGTTGGAATTCCAACGCCAACATTTTCGCAAGACTGCTGAAGGCGGGACCGAGGTCACCAATTTCATCGACCTGAATGCTTCGACGGTCGCCAAAGGATTGTTTTACGAAGACGGCAAGCCGGTGCCGATCACCGTCATTCGCAATTTCCCCGATTCGACGGTTGAAGGACTGGCTCGTGACATTGACGCTCTCTCCGAAATTGGAAAAGAAGGGATTGAAAAAGCAAAAAACGAATGATGGATGGGGAGTACGAAGCATGGTATGACCTTGCTTATGAACTCAAAATGCCCATCCACGCATGTCGTGCCGCTCATACGGTGGCTGATTTCAACGATTGGACGGTTTACCTTGAACGTCGCCGCGAACGTGATTTGTTGACGGTCACTCCTGACCATCACTACTTAGCACAAATCGCGGCCGAGATTGTTCGTGCGAATTGCAATGACCTATCAACCATTCGTCGAATCAGCGTGAAAGACTTCCTCCTGAAATTTGTGTCGACCAAACGCGACGACACACCAAAAGAACTCACTCCCGAACAAGTGAAAGCAAAAATCGACAATTCGAAACGTTCCTGGATGTCATTGTTCGGAGGTGCGTTGTGGAGTAAAAAGACATGAGTGACCAGGAGCAAATGGGTGTAGTCCTTTCCGCTCAGGACAAGGACTACACCAAAACTATCAATGCCGCGATTGACACGGCAGAGAAGTTTTCTAAAAAATGGGATGACACAGAAAAACGAGTCGCCGAGAGCATCTCAAAGATTGAAAAAGAGTCTGAAGTACAATTTGCCGCGATGCAGGAAAAAATCGAGGCACGTACGAAAGCGATCAATGCAGCCTTGCAATTGGCGGTCGTCCCCGTCAAAGTCTTTGAACGCTTGATGGAGACTTTTCACAAAGAGTTGCCGGCCCTCGATGCTACGGTCAAAACCGCTCAACGCCTTAACGTTTCAACGAAATTTGTTGAAGGCTTGGAATACGGTGCGAAACGTGCTCGTGTTTCATTCAAGCAATTTGAGCTCGGTATCACTGGCATTCAAACGTCTTTGAGCAAAGCAGAGAAGGGAAATTCGAAAGCCGTCCGTGCATTCAATGATCTTGGGTTGTCATGGAAGAAATTGCAGCAGCTGTCGCCCGAAAAACAAATGGTTGCGGTCTCCGAGGCAATCCATCAGCTGCCTGAAGAAAAGCGTTTGGCAGCACTGTCGTCGATTTTAACCGGTGGCGGTACGGGCAAAGTCAAACAAGCACAAGCGTTGATGCCGCTTTTCAAAGAAGGTGTTGAAGGCATCAACAAAATGGTCGAGGCCGGCGACCGGTTTGGTGTTCAATGGAATAAAACAATCGAAGATGCCGTGGCCCGGGCAATGGATGCTCGCAACCAATTTGACAGTGCCTTTGAAGGATTTGAGAAGCAGATTGCTGCTGGTCTCGCTCCTGCCATGGCGGACATTCTTGAAACGTTCACTAAATGGATTGATAAAGCGAACAAGATGGGGCAGATTCAGAAGGTCGCGGGTGAGATCGGCGAAGCTTTGAAAATTGCTGCGGGTTGGGCGAAAGGCACATTTGAATATATCGAAAAAATTATTCGTGGTCGCACCACCAGTGATACCGTCGCTGCAATCGAGGAATCACAGAAAAACAGCGGTGGCGATAGAAACGCATACAACAAAGAAGTATCGCAAATCTTCCGTCTTTATGAACAAGCAAATAATGGAATGTTTTCGGGCAGCGTTCCAGATTTCAATCAGTACAATGACGTGGCGGACACATTCAAAGATCATAGCTCACCGGCAATGCGTGCTCAAGCACAAGCATTTTTGCTCGCTCGCGACAAATTCCATATCAACACAAAAACAAAGACTGCGGGTACTGATTGGGTAGGATTAGTCCAAGAAATCAGCTCACAACGACTTGAAGCTCAATCAGCTGCTCGCACCAAACGTGTTGGCGAAGATGTTGAACGCCGCGAAATGCTCGGCGACGCCGCTGGTCGCGAAATTGTACCCGAGGAGCAGAAGAAAGCACAACGCGAAGCTGAGAAGGCGGCCAAGGAACGTGCCCGAATCGAAAA